AATTATGTGCACCTCTTATTAAGATATTTGCAACTCAAAAACTATCGAATGGTGGTACTTTGAGTTCTTCACAATTTCAAAATAGTCTTGAAACTTATTCTGATAATCTAATAGATTTCCAAAAGAATATTTTTAATAATTTGATGACTTACTTACAAAAAGAGTTACCAAACATTTCAAGTGTACCTGAAGGTGGAATAAAATCTGCTATTGATGGTGAAATTGTTAAAGTTCAGTACTGGGAAATGTTTAAGGCTTTGAACGACAAATGGATTGCGGGTAACACGTATAGTGAGGATACATTATTACAAGACTTTTTATTTGTTGATAGAGCTTCAAGGAATGTCGGTGATAAGATTTTAGTTGATCCTTTTGTTTTAAAAGACAAATTAAGATACCTAAATGTAGGTGCAAGTGTGTTTACTTTGATTTCTGGTATTCTTGTTGAAAACCACTTTAGTGTGATGCCTTTACCTTCATATGTTAACTTTTATGGTGTTCAAACACCTGATGGAACTAACAGACCAAGAACAGAAGCAAGTTCAGATTTTGCCAATAGTCTATGGGGAACGTTTTTGAGTGTCGATTATAGAAGATCATCACCGAAAATGGTTTGTTTCTATTCGGAAAAACCTTCAGCGTATGCTAATGGAGCCGGTAACAAAGACTATCGATATAAGAATGATTCGTTTGCATGTAAGAGTTTAACAGATAACCCACTATTCGAAGATCAAACCAATAAAACTGATTGGTCCCTATCAAATAGATGTGTTGCGTTTAACGTTGACATGGGAGTAAGAAATCAGGGGGTGTTTTATAACTTTAGTATATCACAAGATTTAGGTAAGGCAACAAGTGAGAGTTTAGCTGCAACAAATCAATTAGGTAACCAAGCAACAGGAAAAAGAGTTACATCTCAAAACGTTTCTTTATTAAACATTTATAACGAAAGAAGTTATCAGGCCAATGTCGTCGCTCTCGGAAACGCGTTGATACAACCTATGATGTATTTTTGTCTGAACCATGTACCAATGTTTAACGGTTCTTATTTGATAACAGAGGTTAATCATACGATATCACCAGGAGTTTTTCAAACATCGTTTGTTGGAACGAGACAAAGAATTTTTGCAGCACCTAGAATCAATAATTATTTAGTTAGTCTTAATCAAAATTTATTACAAAAGTTAGAAGACAAATTAAAAATTACTCAGACAGCACCAACAACCGCTGCGACAAATGAAACAAGTAAAAAATCAAATGCCGCTCCAAATTCGTGTGTTGGTAGTTTAAATAAAAGATATGAAAAAGGATTTGAGGCGATAAATTCAAAAGAAACTAAGACAACAACTTTAGATTTATTTAGTAATATCTATAAAAACAGACCGGCGAGTAGATCCGATAGACAACAAAAAATATTAACGTTTGCTACTTTTGCTTTTGCGTATGTAATATCTTATGAAAATAGTATGATTCAAGGGTATGATAACAACTATGGTAATATTGATTTGGGTGAAAATTGGGCAACAGCTGGAGACAATAATTTCTTAAAGACTTATTGTTGTGTTAACATTGGCACTGATAGAGGATCAAAACCAAAACCATTTGCTAATTTTGCGTCGATAGACAACTTCAGTAAACTTATGTTAGCTAGATTAGATGGAAACTTTGATCAGATTAAAGAATTTTATCCTGGCACAATACTACCAACAGCGGATGCGTTGTATAATTATTTCAAAGCGGCTTGGCCAAAAAATAAGAATGCAAAAGAACAGGTTGATTTTGAAAAGAACCAAGGTAAAGAAGTTAGGGCAAAATTCGATAAGGCTGTTTTAGAAATTAGAGTATTAGCTCCTCAGTTGAACATTGATTTAGCGGTTAGTACACCATCACCTTCATCATCTCAAAATGTACCTAATGTTACGCCAACACCTACACCATCACCTGCGGCAGTAAATCAAGTTCAAACACCTAATGCTGATGATAGAACAATATTGAGTAATGCTGGAAAGACAGGGTCAATAGCGTATACGTTAAATGCCTCAACATCATCAAATGGGGTATTAAAAATTGAGGGAAATATTGGATCATCACCATTATCGAAACCTTATAAATTAAAAGTATATTTGATTTCTTTCGAAGGATCGGGGTCCGAAACTGTTATAGGAGAGACCCAATTGACACCAAAATCTCTTGGACAAAATAATGGATACACATTCACAACATCGAATTCTTTCAGAAGGGAATGTGATATAGCTGCTGATCAAACAGATAACTCAATAGGATTCAAAGTTCAAGTGATTGAATATTCTGAATATCAATACTCAAATACATTCAGAGTAATGAAATATGATTGTCCAACGAGAAATTTATTACCTGGAGATGTGGTGACTAAAGATGTTTATAATCAAATAAATGCCAACCCATGTGCAATTTGTTACCCTAATGGAGGATCTAACATAAGAATTAATGGAAAGGATTGTTTACCGAATACATTCCAACCAAGAGAGAACATTTTCAATACTACAACTGATAAAGATGCGACTGGTAAAATAACAAAAGTAACATTTACGGTAAAACCTGATGCAGGAATTTGGAAAATATTCACAGGTAAGTATGATTCCAAATGTGTCGGAGGTACCGCTAATGGTATTACCTCCGGTGAAATATCACAAAATAAACAAAGTATCTCATTTGATATTGTGGATACTATTGGTGGATGTGATCCGGGTGCGTATACGGTCAAGTTAGAAACAACCGCACAAGCGTATCTTCAGAACGGTGGCGTTGATAATACTAAACAACAACAATATACTACATATGTTGTTCAAGGGATAATTTAACAATAGCAATATATTTATAAATAAAAATAACATGGATATTAAAACAGCCTTAAACAATTATCTTGGTAAATCGACTAGATATTCTGAAATGGATAATGGTGACGGATCAAAACAGGTTTGTGATTTAGATACAGGTGATTGTTACACAGTACGTATGAAAGATGGTCTTATTGAAAGAGTAGAAAATACTATGACAATAAATAAAAAAGTTAAAGTTGAGACTCGTCAAGGGTTTAAACAATTATTAAATGGGTAACAAAATGAATTTAGATAAAAAAATTATTGCAGAGATTGCGAAGTTCAATAAAGTGAACAAATACATTATGGAACAAGATGCTGCGGCAGCGCCAGCAGTACCTGAAGATCCTGCGGCTTTACCTGATGTACCGGCACCACCTGAAGACCCTGCGGTTACACCACCAGTGGATGCACCTGCAGAGAAAATAGATGTTGCAACGGATCCTGATGTTGAGAAAATCGACGATAAAGGAGATAGTGAAGAAGGTGACGGAACTGAAGAACTTGAAATCACAGATTTAGTGAAATCACAAAAAAATATTGAGACTAAACAAGACGATTATTTCGAAAACCTTTTCGGACAACTTTCAAATTTAGAATCTAAATTATCTGAAATGGATAGTATTATGTCTAGATTGAATTCTATTGAATCTAAGATAGAGAAATATAGAACTAAAAGTCCTGAAGAAAGATTAGAATTAAGAAGCTATGATTCTTACCCATTCAATCAAAAACTTTCAGACTTCTTTGAAGATAAAGAAAAAGAGATGGAGTTAACGGGTAAAAAAGAATATATTTTAACACCTGACGAAGTAACTGATGTTAATGCTAGTGAAATTAAAGGAACATTCCAACCTACAAAAACAGACGATAATCGAAACTACGGTAGTAGATAATTAAGAAAAAAATAATTTAATTAAAGGAATTACAATAGTAGTTCCTTTTTTTATTTGACAGATGACCAATGTTTGATTATATTTATTGTATAATAATTTATAAAACTTAAATCAAAAAACATGAGTTCATTAGACGCCGTATTGGCACAGTATGAAAAATCGAAGCAAGCTTCAGGGGGTTCCCAATCTAAAATGTCTCAAGACGAAAGAATGAAGAAATACTTCGCTCTTATCTTAGACGACAAAGAAAAAACAGGTTCAAGAAAAATCAGAATTTTACCAACACCTGATGGTTCATCACCATTTAAAGAGGCGTGGTACCACGAAATTCAAGTTGGTGGAAAATGGCAAAAGTTCTACGATCCAGGAAAAAATGACAACGAACGTTCACCTTTAAATGAGGTTTATGAAGAGTTGATTTCTACAGGTAAAGAGTCAGACAAAGAATTGGCTAAACAATACAGATCACGTAAATTTTATATTGTTAAATTAATCGATAGAGACCGTGAAGAAGATGGTCCAAAGTTTTGGAGATTCAAACACAATTATAAGAACGAAGGTATTTTAGATAAAATCATTCCTATTTGGAGAAACAAGGGTGATATCACTGATCCTGAAAAAGGTCGTGATTTGATTATTGAATTATCAAAATCTAAAACAGGTAATGGTAAAGATTATACAACAGTACAAACTATTATGTATGATGATCCAACACCTGTTCATGATGAGGCAGATCAAGCTAAAGCTTGGGTTAGCGATGAGTTAACTTGGTTAGATGTTTATTCTAAGAAACCTGTTGAGTATCTTGAGGCAATTGCAAGAGGTGAAGTTCCACGTTGGGATAGTGATAAAGGTGGTTACGTTTATGGTAACGACGAAGAAGCTACTACATCAATCGGAGGATCAAAAGCACCTTACGTTGATACACAGGCTGATCAAGAACCAGATGGTGATTTACCATTTTAATTTATAACGGGTGGGAATAAACTCCCACCCTTAATTTTTTATATGACATTTAAAGAAGAAATCGAATTACAACTAAGAGACAATAGAATATTGTCTTATGAGTTATTGAGTGAATTACAAAACAAGAACTACTTTTCAGGTAGAGGTAAACAAATTGGTGATACAATCTTATTCGGAATGTTAAAAGGTGAAACTGAGGACGGACAAACAAATTTTACTTTAGTGACATTCCACAAAGAAGAGATTGGTGTGATATATGAAGAAGATGATTCATTCTATATTACAATAAAAGAAAGTAGATTACCAAACATTAAAAGAATAGAAAATGGCGGGAATTAAGAAAAAAGAAAGTGGAGGATTTAAAGATAAGTTCTCAACAAAAACAAAATATAAAGATACCAACTACTACTTTTGTGGTGAAGCTTTCTTAAGTGCTAGTGGATTACCGGGTCCTGTTATGGGAGGTATCAATATGTT